ATAGTATCGTTATCAGAACCATCTGTTGTTACTATTGCTAAATGGTCTCCATTAATAAACCAAGCAATAAAATCTTCTGGGTTGTTATAGCTACTTGCCATTAGTCTATATCCATTGTTTGTATTTCATTATTAAGCAATCTAGGTATTTTAACATAGTCTCCAGACGAATCCATAAAATCACATCTATACACTTTGTTTACTTCTATATTAGAATTAGTAACTCCATCAACTTGCTCTTTTAATGTATACCATTGCTGGTCTGCAACAGTGGTTAGTTTTGCGTATTCAATTTTTGTATTGTACTTTCCTAGTTCAACCAGTGCTTCATTAATTAAGTTCATAATATAATTTTCTGGTGCTTCTGGAAAAGCTTGTCTTACTCTAGATATAATTGTTTTAACCGTTAATCTGTGCGTTGTTGCCATTAGTGAGAATCCTTTCCTAGATTGCCTATCTGATTATAAGTTCTGGTTTCATTCTCCCAATTATTGCCAGTTGCAGTTACATCATTCCAAGAACCTGGTATTGTCCAAGAAGGAGAAGTAGGCAAAGTAACACCAGTCCATGCAGGAGTAGTATTTAAACTTACTGGAGTCCAGGCTGGAGTAGTATTTAAAGTTGTTGGAGTTAATGCCATTATGCACCCCTCATAATCTGAATACCTCTATCGTAATCAGCTTGTAATTTTGCTTGTTGACTTTGATACCAGCCATATTCTGTTGAATCTACTGCTAACCTAGTTTGAGCTTCAGCTGCATATCCTTGAGCTGTGTTTAAATAACCTTGAATAGCATTAAATTTTGCACCAACAAAAGAAGACCTAGCGTTTACCTCGGTAGCATAGCCATTTGCTTGAGCAATATAACCTTGAGCTTCTTGAAGGTATGCATTTCCAGCACTTATTCTTGCTTGAGACTCTTCTCTTTTGGCTTGAGCTTGCTGTAAGTGAGTTTGTACAACTTTTATTTGACCATCAGCTTCAGCTAAAGCAGTATTTACTTCTTTTACTCTCATGTCTCCAATAGAAGTCCATTCTTGAAGATGCATTTGCGCTCTTTGTAATTCTACGCTTGCTATTGATAAAGCAGATTGTACTAACTCTGTATCTTCATTTGCCTGCGCTCCAAACGCATCAGTTGTTGCAGATGGTTGATTGCCATTAACAATGTCTGACACTTTATCAACAGCGTCTTTTACTCTAGTTAATTGAGAATTTGCTGTTAAAAATGTATCTTCATCTCCAAATACAGAATCAGAGTCTGCGGTTAAAAACTTATCTGCTGCTGTAGCCGCTTGAGCAACAGCTGTTATTAATAAACCGTAAGCCGTTACAACTTCTGCTTGACTGTCTACCTCACCTAAATCTAATAAAGCATTTGTTTTATCAAACTCGGTACTTGCTTCTACTATAATATTATCTACCTTGTCTAACTCTGTTTTAATAGCGTCACAAGCGGTTTCAAACTCTCCAGAATTATCTGTTTGACTTGCTATTTCAGCAACTTCTACTTTTGCTAATCCAACTTCTGTTTTTATAGCGGTTAAAGCTGTAGTAATATCTGAATTACCATGCTTATTATTCATAAGCTGTTGTAATGCTTTTATCGCAGCATATAAGGTAACTAGATACTCATACTCGTCTGGAAAGTTTGTAATAGTAGATTTATCACTAGCATCTATAGGAGTGGTTTGATTATAAACTGGAACTCCAACCATTTTAATAGTACCACCATTAGGAAAAACATTTATGCTTCCATCCTGTATGTAGTAGGCTGGGTCTGATGCAGTAGCAAAATGCATATCTGAAGAGTCTTGTATTCTACCTCTGTCTCTAGCTAAAACCAATCTACAAGGTTGGTCATCTCGAAGAACGTGTAGTATTTTATGAGTTTCAGATGACGTACTACCGTCAGAAACTGTAACTTCATCTGCTACTCTTTCCATTATAGAGCGAGGCATAGCGTTAATAACTTCATTAGCTCCTTCTGTTATAAAAGAGTCTAATGCAGCTTCATCGCTAAATGCTCCTACTAGGTTTACTACTTGTGCGTTAAATTTTGTTTCAGCCACTTATTAATATCTTTTTGCTTTTGGTTTATTTTTTTTCTTTTTTGCTTTTTTCTTTTTCTTTTTGTACATCATCTGACTTATTCTTTCCTCCAGTGCAACTTGCACTAGAAATAGTTTTTAGCCCTTTTCCAAATCTACTCATTCATACCCCAGGCTTGGTTTCTCATTTTATTAACACTTTCCTCCATACCGATAGTGTTAAATTCTACATCGGTTCTCGCCCCTCTGTCAGTTCTCATCCAAGAGTTTGTAGTAAATTTTGGAGCAGACGCTCTTTTACCACACCCTCTGCAATAGAACCAATTCTCTTTATTTGGCTTATTACAATGTTGACAGTTCATTATGAACCAGAAACTACCATTGTCATTACCCTCTCACCATTCATAGGGCAATGTGATATTGATATAATTGCATTATTAGTAGAATCTAAACTAACAATATAATCATATACATCTTTAGATATGTCTCCAGCAGAATTAGATTTGCTTCCTGGTTTAGCAGGGTGAACAAAAACTTTTACATCTGTATTTGATGAATTATAATCAGCCATATTTAACTCCTATTAAGCTACAGTAAAGCTACCGTCAAGAGCAGAAACGCCTTGAGCGTACCAATAAGTACCATCACAAACTAATCTAAAAGAATCTCCTCTATTGGCTTGTGTGCCTACAATAAAACTAGTTTGTCCAGTAGCGCCAGAAGAACCAGGTGCATCATCAGATGTATCAACTTCTCCTTCTAAAACTCTACCGTAAATTATAGCGCCAGTTGCAGTAATAGTTATTGCATTACTAGGAGTATCTTCTTGAACTACAAAATCATATCTTATTCCAGCACTTGGACTTGGAAGCGTAACTACGTAAGCTCCTCCAGCTGCATCTAAGGTATAATACTTTCCGCTATCTTCTTCTGTTAGGGTAATTGCTGCCGTAACATCTTCAACAGCAAACAATGAATGTTCATTTCCAAAGTTTGATGCTTGTTCATTTAAGTATTTACTTTTCATTTTAAAACTTTCTTATTTAAATTATAAAATCTCTAACTAGGATGTTTGGGGCTAAACCTTTATACGAATAGCCCCACAGTATCCAAAACTGTTAATCCTTATTTATTCGGATTTATTAAACAGCTGCGGTATTAAACACCATTTCAGTTGCATCTTTAGCCTTACCGTAAGCATACCATCTTTCACCATCTGTGAAAATGTCTATGCAATCACCAGGGCTTGAATTAGCGCTACAGTTAATGAAATCATCATTATTTACAGCGTAATCACCAGCGGCACCATCTACATAATCTGAAATCATACCTACTATGTCATTTCCAGAGCCAAAGTCAATATTAACTTTAGCAGCCATACCTTGGTCTGAACCATCAGTATCTTCTGTCAATACAATTTTACAATACCAACCTGGGCCAGCATCATCTAGAGTTGGTAAAGTAACAGCAGTAGCTGCGGCTGGATTAACTAAAACAATAGACCCGCTATCGTTTGAAGTTAAAGTTTGGTCGCCAACTACTTTTTGTATTTTTAAAGCGTGTCCAGCTATACCGCTATTTGGGTTTAAATAATCATTTAACATATTTAACCTCCTTAAGCTGATTCTACTTCGTAGAGTGCATGACACTCAGGAAGTGTTATTTCAAGACCAGCTTCAGTTATAACCATATCTTTACGTAAGTCTTCGTCTGAATTCTGTACGTTAGTGATAATATGAGTATCTCTATTTAGACCGTTTCCAACTAGTGGGCGGTATTGTAGTTTGCTCATATCAGCCATTAACATAAATCCAGAAGCTAGACCTCTGAACAATGGTTCTTTTACTAAGTGCATAGTTCCATGAACAGTATCAATAGTCATAATTCTATGACCAAAAGCGCCCTGTCTTTCTTCAAAGTTATAGCGATTAGGCATATTAGCAGCAGAACCCATAGATGCATCCATAAACGCACCATCACCCAACTTGTTAAAGAAGGTAATTACAGGTAATGAAGCTAGAACTAATCTATCAGATGAACCACCACGAGCTGGGTCAAATATAACTTCTAAGTCAGAAAGCAATCTATCATATGTTAACTCAGATTGAGCTACACTGCGATAGTAAGGTGCTCCAGATGAATATGCAAAAGCGCTATTGTCGGTTGTTGGGTTAGCATTTTTTACAATGTGTCCAACTAGACCTTCAGTGTATTGAACTCCGCCACTACGAGCTTTTTGTCCAAATAACATAGCACGCTCAATATCTACTTTATGCTCACGAAGTTTGGTTGCCCAAATTCTTTCAAACTCATTTGCATATCCACGGTAACGTGTTGCAATAGCTGTGTTTGATAGCTCGCAAGATGTTTTAAAGATTTGAGTGAATCCAAAGTCATCTTCGATTTCAGTTGAGAATGTATCTGGTGAAGCAGTTCCTTCGCCAAATGCAGTACCAATAACTTGACATACGTCGTTATCAGCTATAACATTATAACCAGAAACATTTGCGTTTGAAACATCAATAACTCTACCAGTAAAAGTAGTGCTAGTTGAACCAGAAGTTGGTGCAGTTTCTACTCTTACCATTACTTGAGCATATCCTGCAGTTTCAGCGCCAGTAGTTGTATTAACAACAAATACCATTCCTTTAATTAAAAAATCAACTGCAGCACCACCAGAGGCAACTCCTCCAGTAGCTGTATCAGCATCTACTGTAAAAGTATATGAGCTATTAGCAGCAACAGTAGAACCACCATTGACTTGAGCAGCCATTAGAAAGTTTCTTGTTGTCATGTTGATTTTTGACCTATTCTCTAGGTATCGGAAGACAGAGTCATCCGTTGGTGTTTTTGCAACTTGAGAGAGGTATACGAAAAAAGGTGATTCTTCGGGAGCTAGTTCAGCAACTCTATCACTAAAATCGTATAACCGTCTTCTATCAGGAGCTTGACCAATACCAGCGTCAGTAGCCGCAGCTGTGACGTTGCTAGAGAGTTTTATTCCTTTTGTAACAGACATTTTATTTTCTCCGTTATTTTATTTTAGAGTAATCTTCCAGCGTTGCCTGCTTTTAAAATCCTATCCCAAGAAACATCTATTTCGCTTTTTTTCTGTGGGTCTCCTCCTTGGAGAACTCCAGCAGACTTGGGCATTGACTGGACATTTTTTACAGCTTCTAAGTTTTCAGAATCTATTGGTTGTGGATTATCTTTATTTTTATACTGTCTAAATACATTAATCAAAAAGTCAACAGGTAGTTGTTCTCTTGGATTTGTAGCAAACTGAATAAAGTCTTCTATCTCACTATCATCTGTAATGCCGTAATTTTGTCTCAATTCATTTTTCAGATTTTGCATAGCAACCTGACTTTGGATTCCAGACATCTGTTCTGAAACAGCTTCTTGAACCAAAGCTTTTTCCTGACCAACTCGTAATTTATACGACGGTGAATCAGGTTTGTAATAGGCTTCCCAAGGGTCAAAAGAGGCTTCATCAATACCTTCTGGTGCTAATGAACTCTCATTATTTTGTTGAGCAGGCTTACCTTCTAATTTTTCTTGAATCGCCTGAACTACATCAGGTCTTGATTCTAAAACAGATTGTAATTGCTGTAAAGGTTCTAAGGAATTAACTTGTTTTTGCAGTGAATCATATTCAGCTTTTTGTCTATCGTACATAGATTGAAATTTTCTAGTTTCATTTTCCCAATCAGTAGCATATTCAATTTGCTCTTCATTTCCTTCTGCTGTAATTTCGCTAGGAACTTTATCAATTCCTTGGCTTTGAGCTTCCATGTTGTTATCAACTGGAACCTCTTTACTAACTACCTCTACGTCTGGCATTGTTATATCCAGACCTTTTCGGTCATCAGATAGCTTATCCTCATAAGTTTTACTTTTTTGCTCTTGTGTTGTTTGGTTTTCCATGTTTCCTTTCCGAATCTTCTTGTTCCTAATTGGACTTTACCTTTCGATATCCCCAGACAAGACTTGACTCTTTTTAATGTTAACCTTCAACGCCTTCTTCTGTATCCGTGCCTTCACTTGCATTGCTTCCATACCTGGATTGTAAATCTGCTTTATCAATTATATTTTCCATCTTATTGAGATTTTTTCTTTCTTTGTCCTTAATTTGATTAAGGGCTGTATCAAGATTGCTCTTAAATTTCTGAGTGATGGTTTGTTTTCTAGCGTTAATCATTTCACGCTCAGAAGTTTGTAAATCACCACTTAGTTTTTTAACCTCAGATTCTAGTTGTTTAATATAACCTTGCATTTGTTGCATAGCACCTTTACGTTGCAATACGCCTTCTTTGTCGTAGATTTCTGTTTTCTTTAAAACCTCGACATCATCTACCAAGCCCATCTTATACGCATCTAAATACATATTGTACTCAGCCATCCTATTTGATGGTAGCGTTGAGCCTGATATTATCCGAATATCGTGCTGTCCTAATGTGATATCGTTTTCAATAGTCATTAGTTCGTTCGTCTTGTCATCATACATTCTATTGTTTATTGTAAACTCTGTAATATCATTATTAGGTTGCACAATTCTAAAAGTCTTTTTGAACTTGTAATGCCCTTTAGCAAAGTTATAAACAACTTTGCCAAGTATATCCAAGCTTCCTTCGATGTCTCTCAATTTTGAGCGACCTCTACTTTCTCCCATTTCTTGTAATAAATAAGTACCTCTAACTGTGTCTGGAGCACCAGACTTAAACCCTTGCATAAGTTCTGAGATACCAAAATTTAAATCTATATAAAATTCTACTCTAGAAATTAAATTATAAAACTCAGAAGCTAGTGGCTGTGGTGCTGGATAATGAGGTTCTCCAAACTCTGGATTGTATTCTATAACAGCATTTGGATTAGCCCAGTCTCTCTCAAGCTGACCTATATCATCCACACTTCCTTCAGGTACTAATAACTTTAATCCAGCAGAAGCCTGAGCATGACTCAATGTTAATGAGAATAATTTATTAATTAATCTCTGTGAGTCTTTTACTTTTGTAACATCAGACTTTGGATATGGAGTGTTAGTCCAAATATTTGGGACTGGTACAATAGGATAAACGTCGGTGTTGAGAACTTGTTCATAAAGGAGAACTTGACCGACTGTAGCTACATGGCGAATACGTGTCTGTAGAACTTCTACAGCTTCCACCAGTCCCGATTCTAAAAGATGACCATTTTCCTCAGCTATGCTTTGAAATGTATCTAGGTCAACTATTTTTTCTTCTTGTGTTTCTCTATTAAATATTCTGTAAAAAGGAACTTTAATTTTTTCAAATCTCTCTAATATTCTATACTTTTCATAACCACCCCTATCGTAATCTTTTGTGACATCAGGAGTAAATGATGCTGATGAGTTTTTGCGTTTTGATGATGGGTAGTCTTCTTCATCGCTAGACGAGTCTATGCTATCAATCATTTCAGATAGCTGTGGATATAAACCAAGGAGTTGGTCTTTTGTAAGTATTGTAGATAAAATCATAGCAGATGAATCTGCGTAATATCTATCTCTTGAGGCTGGGTCTACATATATTCTAAAGGGATTTATGTGTGTAATCTTAACATCACCCCTACCATAATCAGCTTCTGGGTCAAGGTATACGTAAAAATATCCTAGACCAGCTACGGAGTAATCGTGTACTACTTGTTTAAAATGAGTATTGCAATCTGATATATCCCAAACATATTCTAACATTGTTCTCCAAACATTAGCAAGTTTGTAATCAGAATCTTCTCTAGCTACTGCTGAGAATTTTGGATTGCGAGAAGTAAGAAGAGATTTTAATTTATCAACAGCAGCGTAAACTCTGTCAATAATAAAATCACCTTGCCCCACTGATTGAAGCATATCTGACTCTTCTGAGGAATAGTGATTGCCTAAAGAAAAGTCAATAGCATCTCGTGCTTCTACTTCCCAATCAGACCTTGCGTCTCTCCACCTTCTCCATAAATCTCTATTCTTTTGAGCTTCGTCGTTCTCTGCAAAAGTTTCTACGTAGTTAATAGTTAAACTCCTTTAATATATATACTATATAATATAACGAAAAACACCTAAAAAGTCAAGTGTTTTTTTAAATTCTTTGTCCTGTAATCCAACTTCTAATTGAAGACTTCTTTTTACTTTTTTTATCTTCACTATCTTCTAAGTGAAAATTAGCAGCATCAAAGCTTTTACTAAGAGGAGCTCTGGCATTTGTTATTGAATACCAAAGACCATCTAGTAGGTCATCGTGCTTTCCTTTTGGAAAGTGAAACATTTCATCTACAAGTTCTTGATGATTTTTTTTTATATAAAGTTTACCACGGTTTACGATAGGACATAACGATGATTCTATTCTATCTTCTTTTTTTATTCCCTGTGGAGGCCTTACTCCTCTAGCTATTCCAGGAGCCATTTTTCTATCATAACCACTAATTTGATTAACAGAATCTTTAATTATTCCTTGTGCTCCAACGTGCTCTACATTTACTCTCCTTATAGGAGAGTAAAGTTTAGCTAGTTCAAAAATCTTTTGTGGCATCTCGTAAAGAGGTAGATGTTCATGGTAATAATCAATCACATAAAAGTTCTTATCGCTATCAACTGCAGTAACCATAATTACCTGATAATCGTTATGAGCATTTGACTCATAAGCTAGGTCTACTCCCATATAAACATTTACAGGTATTACCTCATCACCAGTTTTTAAATAACATTGATTTGAATTACTAACTAACTCATAATCATGGTGTTGTATTTTATCTATTTTAAACTTAGCAGTTGCTAAATCTCTAGCATCATTCATATACTCTTGAGCAAACTTATGCAGCTGACCTACATTTTCATAATCTCTTCGTATTTGATTTATTTTCTTTTTATTAAAATAAGATTCCCAAAGAGGTTTACCGTCTTCTAATACTCTATGAAATACAACATCCCAAGTGTACTCTTCTTTTTTATCTTTAGCTTCGAGGTATCCATCATATATAGCCTGTAATGCTGAATCGTAATGTACGATAGTGCCAATTAACCAGATAGAGCCCTCGTTGCCTTTTGATTCTTCTAAAGAAGGGTAGACAGTAGACATTAACCATTCTTTTATTTCACGCCTTCTGTCTGGAGTTTTTGTATTTAATTCTGATTCAAAGTCGTCAAGAATAATTTTTGTATACCTAGTACCAAGCTCAGACCTACCACGCAATCTTTGGCTAGTACCCTTAGCTATAATTCTATCACCCCTACTAGTAGTTATTTCTTTTTCAGTCCACTTGTCACCAACCATATCTCCAAAATAATAATTTAATGCATTGTTATATTCCATATGGTTTTTAATATATTTTAAATGGTCTACAGCCTGACCTTGTTCTTCAGATACCCAAGCTGCAAATTCTTTTTTTCCTTGTGGGTTAAAATATATTTTATGCAGCAGTGCTGCTTTAGCCATTGTAGACTTAGAGTGACCACGAGGAAGTACAATACACATCTTTCTTGATTTTGGGTCTAAAAGTTTTTTACCTACCTCATAATGAAATGGAGCTGGAGATGACTTCATAAAATCATCTGGTAAAAACAACTGACCAAATGCAATTAAATCATTTGCAACTATACTAAGTACTCGGTCTTTTTCTTTTTGACCGCTTGAGTTTATATTAAAATTATCTATCGTACCAATCTCCACTTTGAATTACTTTAAAAGAACTACTTCTTTGCATCATTTCATCTCCAGCTACATAAACCCATGCATCTTCTTTTGTTCCATCTTCCATGTCAACGGTTGTTTGTACTCTTCTGTATAGACCAGATGAAATACCTTCATACATATCGTATCTCATTAACTGTTCTTCTGTGATATCCCTAACCTCAACTACAGTTCCTTTACCTTTAGAGTTTTGTATTATTGCTGGAAATGTTTGATGACCTGGATACACTAAAGATGTGTTCTCTATTCTACCCAATTTGCCTTCACCTCTTCTAAGTGTTCCATAAACAGCTATTTTATTTTTTTCTTTATTCATTAGGATAATCCAATTTGTCTAGGCACGCCTAGATGTTCTATACTAAAATCATAATTATAAACAGTCATACAGTGAACACATTGAGCAAAGTATTGATTGATGTCAATATCGTGAATAACTATACCATCAATCATTAATTTTGTATGACAAAAATGACAGTCTTTAGTTTTCAATCTCTCTTTCAACCG